AGTTTTCGCTGCGGCGCTATTTTTCTGCCTAAAATTGAGAAAATGTGGGGCAGTTTTGTGATTTTTTCGCAAAATCTGTCCTGTTTTTGTGAGTTTTTGTGAGAAATGGGGCGAATTTTGTGAATTTTGGTCGGAGAATCGTGGTTAATTTCTGAATAATTTTGGGAGATTGGGATTTTGGCCGGCAAAAAGTGGTCGGAGAATCGTGATTTTTGGTCCTTGAATCGTGAGAAAAGTGGGTGAAAAACGGAAAAAGACCGGGTGAACTCCGTCAAAAGTAATCGCCCGGTCTTTCACCCGGTCTGTTTTTATTGTTCTAGATCATGATTTTACGAGAAAAAGACCGGGCAGACCTAGGAGACTGGGTGAAATCGCCCAACTTTGGAAAAATGAATTTCTCTGTTCTGGACGTTTTACCTAGGTCTCCTAGGTCTTTTTAATGTTATTACTACTAACTAACTAAAATTAAACACTAAAATCAGACCGGGTGAAAAGTAAGGCCTAGGTCTGGCCCCGGTCTGTTTTTCGTAAAATCATGTTTTCATTAGAGTTTCACCCGGTCTGTTTTTCGTAAAATCATGTAATTGCTAGGTTTTCCTGTTTTGGGCTGTTTTTCGGCTACTTTGGGGCTATTTGGTGGGCGAAGTAGTGTGAATTTGGGTGGGATGAGGGTTTTACTAGGGAGAACTGATGGAAATTCGGAGCCATTTGACTTAGAATTGTGTCGAACTGATGGAAAAAGCCGGAGAAGCACTCATACGAGCACATTCTCCGGCGAGCATATTTTGGGCTTATCAATCATAGGAAAACGGGGTAGTTTACCGCCAAACTCGGCAACTGTCCATCGCACGTGCACTATTGCACTAACAAAAGGAGCCAAGAATAGTGACCAGAGATATCCTTCCCCCTAACCTCCGATCAGGAAATAACACACCTGTCGACGAACAGAAGCCGAAGCACGCACAATTGGCCGAGGATAATCAGCATGCTCATTTGCACATTGGTGAGACAGAGCAAGACATAAAGCCAAAGGTTAGGGCTAAGACATTTATGGATAGACCTGTGGTTGCACAGAGGCTCTTTGACGATGAGGCTGCTGCTAGGTTCCTTGCTTTTTATGCAAAGACCGGTCGTAAGATGGACGCTGCGCTAGCATCTGGTGTCAGCTACAGCGTGGTGCGTCATTGGGAGGTTAATGACGAATTATTCGGGGAGCTGGTAGAGGAAGCCAAACAAGAATGGCTAAATAATCTGGAGCGGGAGGCGTACAGACGTGCTGTCGAAGGAACCCTGGAGCCTGTCGTAGCGGGTAAGGATCCAGAAATCGTAACTTATATCAGAAAGTATAGCGACCGATTGCTTGAGATGCTGCTCAAGAAGGCTGATCCAAGCGGATACGGTAACAAAGTGGACGTTAATGCTAACTTTAACGGAGGTGTCGTTGTGGCTCCTGCACCGCTGACGATAGAAGCAACGGCCTTGGAAATAGAGGATGTGGAGGACGACGAGTGATGCATTGGTCTGTGTCTCGATGTGTCGTGGCTGGTGGCTCGCGATGCTTGGTCCGATGGTAAGGGGCGGGGTATGACTACGTTATTTTTTGTGGAGAGCGGTGCTTTACGGCCCTACTCTCATTCAACTCCAAGCTATTCAGTCCCCATAGTCCCCCTACAAATCCGCATTTAGCAAGAACCGAGGATAAATATAAAAATGACGAAGCACCAAGTCATATGGGAACCCTTAGAAGGTTCACAAACCACTGTCCTTTCTCACGATTTTGTATTCGAGCTCATGTATCACGGTACAAGGGGCCCAGGAAAGTCCGACACGCTGCTAATGTGCTTTGCTAACCATTGTGGGCGTGGTCACGGTGCCGATTGGAGAGGGATTATATTCCGGCAGACCTATAAGCAGCTGACGGATTTGATAACAAAGTCTAAGAAATGGTTCCCTCAGATATTCCCGGACATAAAATATAATTCAACAGATCACAAATGGGTATGGCCCACGGGAGAGGAATTAATCCTAGCTCAGTTTAATCGCGATGACGATTATTACAACTACCATGGCCATGAATATCCGTTCATTGGCTGGGATGAGTTGACCAACTGGCCCAATCTTAATGCTTACAAGCGTATGATCTCGTGTTGCCGGTCATCTAACCAGGATGTGCCCCGCATGATAAGGTCCACAACGAACCCTTATGGACCAGGACATAATGCCGTAAAACATTATTTCGAGCTGCCGCATAAAGATGGTATTATCAGGAGGCGGAAATATCACTTCACGGATGCGCTGACAAATGAGGTGAGGTCAGAGCAGCTGTGTAGGCTAGCTATCAAGGGCACGGTTTACGAGAATACGATCTTGCTTAAAGCCCAACCCACATATATTGCCCAATTAAAACAATCGGCTAGGAACGAAGCTGAGTTGCGCGCCTGGTTAGAGGGCGACTGGGACATTGTGGCCGGGGGTATGTTCGACGATGTGTGGGATGCCAACAAGAACATCGTTGTGCCGTTTAAAATCCCGCACACCTGGAGAGTGGACCGGTCGTTTGACTGGGGTTCGTCTGCACCGTTCTCCGTGGGGTGGTGGGCTGAGTCGGATGGCAGCGATTACCAGGACGAGGATGGCAACTGGCATTCAACCGTGCGCGGGGACTTATTTAGGATCGGCGAGTGGTACGGGTGGACAGGCGAGCCGAACGAGGGTCTAAGAATGCTGAACTCCGAGGTTGCCAAGGGCATAAGGGAACGCGAGTTGGAACGTTGGCCGGAACTCCGTGTACGTCCTGGGCCAGCTGATAACCAGATAACGAACATATACAACGGCACGTCTATAGCCATGGATATGCAAGCGCCCATAAGGCTAGATAACGGGCAAATGGTACCAGGCATACAGTGGATGCGGTCGGACAAGGCGGCAGGGTCGAGGAAGACCGGCTGGGAGAAAATGCGTAAGATGCTTCGCAATGCCCACCCTAAAGAGGGTTGTGCGAGGGAATATCCTGGAATATTTGTATTTAATAATTGCACGCAATTTATTAGAACTGTGCCTGTACTGCCACGGTCTGATAAAGATTTGGATGACATTAACAGCGAAGCCGAGGATCATATCGCCGACGAAACGAGGTATAGGATCCTAGCAGGTGGCAGAACCGTTCGCTCAGGAACAACAGTAGGACTAGCATAATGGCCGTTAATAGCAAGCACCCAAAATATAACGAGCACCTGCCCGATTGGGAAGAGATGCGGGACACCTACACAGGTGAGCGCGCAGTTAAGGCCAAGAATTTTGTCTACCTGCCGGCAACGGAGGGTATGAAGCACGATGGGTTGAACACGACACAGGCCAAGGGCTTTACAAGCTACCAGTCGTATATTTCTCGCGCCCACCTACCGGACCTGGTCAAAGATGCTGTAGAAGCTATGTTGGGCGTCATGCACAATAAGCCTCCGGTAATAGAATTGCCCTCACAGATGGAACCTCTGCGGGAACAGGCCACTTTAATGGGTGAGTCGTTGGAAATGCTGCTTCGGAAGATAAACGAGGAGCAGCTGGTGACGGGGCGCGCAGGGCTGCTCGTAGATATGCCGGAAGCCCCCCGGCCGGACACGCTGCCTTACATAGCGATGTACTTGGCGGAAAATATTATAAACTGGGACGCTGGACGTAGGGATGGCATCGCAGTGGACAATCTTAACCTGGTTGTGCTAGACGAAAGCGAGCACGAACGTCAAGAAAACTTCGAATGGAAGAAAGTTCAGAAATATCGTGTGCTGGTTCTCGGCGATCCTCTCGAAAATGAGCCTACAGGCGAGGGTGTTTACAGTGTTGGTGTATTCAGGGAAAATAATGTTTCGTTTAACGAAGACGTATTGATCACACCGATGATTAAGGGCGTTGAACTGAACAAAATCCCCTTTACTTTCGTGAATTCTAAGGATGTTATCCCAGACCCGGACCAGCCTCCTCTAACTGGCCTTGCCAGGATCGTATTGGCGATTTATAGAGGCGAAGCTGACTATAGGCAGTCGCTGTTTATGCAAGGGCAGGACACTTTTGTTACAATTGGTGGTCTGGCGGAACAAAACGACGAACCTTTACGCCTAGGTGCGGGTGGCAGAGTAGATTTGCCCCTTGGTGGCGACGCAAAGTTCGTCGGTGTAGAAAGCGGTGGCCTAAGCGAACAGCGGGAAGCCCTTTCAAACGATTATAAGCGCGCATTCCAAAAAGGTGGCCAGTTAATGGATTCCATCTCCCGGGAACGGGAGAGCGGTGACGCCTTAAAGGTTCGCGTGGCGGCTAGGACGGCAACTCTTAACCAAATAGCTATAACAGGAGCCTTCGCAATGCAGGAGGCTTTAAGGAACATTGCTAGTTGGATGGGGCTGGACCCGAAATCGGTGACAGTCGAGCCAAATCTAGATTTTGTTGACGACAACTTTAAAGCAGACGAACTTGTCAAGCTTATCACGGCCAGAAATATGGGTGCACCTCTATCCCTAGAGACGATCCATAACTATCTCCGTGATAAAGACATAACTTCGGCAGACTTTGAAGAGGAAATGAACAAGGTTCTCGAAGAAGACGAAGAATTTAACTTAGGTGGGTCAACAAACCCTGAGGATTTAGAAGAGGAACCCAATAGTGAGCAAAATAACCAGCCTGCAAACCAACAGAACTAGCTTCACAGCCACCGAAGCCCTTGGGCAGATGTCTAATGAGAATGCAGAAGAGAATTTTGATGGTGTTGTACTAATAGGTTATAGAAACACGGAAGAATCACTGTACATAGATATCAGAACCTCCGACATGAAAGTCGCAGAGGCGATAGCTATAGTAGAGAAAGTTAAAACCCAACTGCTAGATATACCCTTCGACGAAGACCTATAATGGCCCTAGACCCTAAAAAGCAGCTCGGGGGAGCGCCCGAGAATATCAACGAAGCTTTCTTTGATGCGATAATCCGTCATCAGATAGGGCTGCTTCTGCTTTCGGCCAGAACCCGGCGCAAGGTTTGGGCCATATTGGACGCCACAGAGGCTGATATAGCTGACCAGATACGCAGGAAGCTGAAAAATGTATCGGGGTTAGATCGCCCCGCGAGCTTGAGACGCTTACAAGCCCTTGAAAAGTCTATTAAGGCGATTAGGTCCCAAGCCTGGAAGGACTCCGTAGAAGTCTGGAGGGAAGAATTCTTTGCTATCGCTAAGGCTGAGCCAGAGTTCCTAGCCCGTTCCTTACAAACCATAAGCCCAGTATTGCTAGAGACAGCGCTTCCGTCGGCGGCGCTGCTAAACAGCATAGTGACTTCTAGGCCGTTTAGGGGCAGGGTGCTTTCGGAATGGTCTAGAACTATCGCCCAGGCTGATATCAGACGCATCACAGACCAGATACGGATAGGTGTGACCCAAGGGGAAACGTCCCCAGATATAGCGCGCAGAGTAGTAGGGACGGTGCGGCAAAGAGGACGAAACGGTGTTACCCAGATAAGTCGCCGGCAAGCTGACTCCCTAACCCGGACAGCGATTATTTCTATAACGAACCAAGCTAAGCGGGAATTCTATAAGCTCAACTCAGATATCTTCGACGAAGAGCTATACGTCGCCACGCTAGATTCAAGGACGACGCCTATATGCCGCTCGTTAGACGGTAAGCTATTTCCTATCGGAGAGGGTCCGATACCCCCTATCCACTTTAACTGCCGCTCTGTTAGGGTTGCCGTCCTAGACGGCCAGGCAATAGGTAGAAGGCCGCAGAAACCTTTTACCAAAAGGCAATTACTAGACGAGTACAATCGGGCCAACGGAACGTCCGCCGCAACAAGGGCAGCGTTGCCGCGAGGGCATAAAACCCAGTTCGATGCTTTCGCTAGAGGGCGCGTGCGAGACTTAACCGGAACCATAGACGCCAAAGTGTCGTATCAACAATGGCTGACGAGACAGCCAGCCAACTTCCAAGACCAGGTCTTGGGCGTTACTAGGGCCAGGTTATTCAGAAAAGGAAATCTCCCGCTTGATAAATTTGTTACCAGAGCGGGAGACGAGATTAATCTTACAGATTTAGCTAAGCTAGAAAAAGAAGCCTTTATAAGAGCAGGGCTTAATCCTCAAGACTTTTAACAAGCCGGGAATTTCCTTTCTATAAGTTCTAGCCAAAGCTGCCTACTGTAAGGCCTAGGCTTGGAGTCTAATTTTCTAAGGGCTTGTTTTTTCGACTTCGCCCGAAAATCGTCGGGGTCAAAATTGTCGATAGGCTGCCCGTGTAAATACCAACTAAGGCACCAGGGCTGTATTATAGCCGGTCCGTCAACTCTATGTAGTCTGTCATTTTCGAACCACATTTCTCCCAAAAATTCTCCGTAGTACGAGATCTTTATAGCTGGCGCACCAATTCTGTGTTTATCTCTACCCTTCCACCAGCACATACTGTGGTAGGGGTCGCCATGTGCGTTGGTGATGTCGGTAGCTGGGTCCAACCTGTCTTGTTCTTCTGTTTCGGAAATATATTTTTCCCAAGGAACATTTTCCGATTGCAATTTCACACTTTCGTAAGACATTTTAATTCTCCTGGTTGATTCGCTTGACTTTGGAAAAGGTTATTAGGGAACCCTCCAAAGCTTACTCTTTTTTGTTTTCTTCGGGTTGGCAAATGGTACATTCTTTGGCCTTTTCTTACGGTTCTGATAGCCTTTTAGCTGCTGCCACTCTTCGTCTGACAGCTCGTCAGGCCAGACCAATTTTACAGAGCCGTATTCAGCTTTCCAGCGTGTACCCTCTACTAGAGGTATGCCAGAAACTTTCCACTCTTGGTACACGTTAAGAACCGCTAGTTCACCTTTCGCGTTTCTAACTATTACCCCGGTACAAGGCTTAACATCGTAAGGTCTGCCTAAATTGCCGCGCTTTACAAAAACACCGCCATCTATAACCGCATAAAGGGATTTAGCCCAAATACGTTTGGGTAAGTTGTAACTTAAAGGTCCGTGGGAAAATACTATCCAATCAAGAACATATATGTCCTCTGGCAATTCTTGTATATCGCAATTTTGCATAAATAACGAGCGGCAGATTAACCCCTTGGGCAATTCTGTTATTCCGCTGTTACTTATAATTAGATAAGCCCCGGTTCGGTAATTTTCGGGCAATTTATCTATATCTTTGCGGTTTGACAAATTTGTCCTACCACAACTATCC